GTTACTGAAGCTGGTGTTAAAATTGTAGTTACTGAAGGAGTGATTACTGAACTTGTTAAAGCGGAAGTAGAAGACGAACAAGCACCTGAAATGGACGCTTTGAAAGCTGAACTTTCTGAATTGAAAGCAAAGTTTGAAGAACAAACTAATGAACTTGCAAAAGCTACGGAAGTTGCTGAAACAGTAGTAGCGAAAATGGAAGAACTTGCAAAGTTAGGTTCAAACTTTACGCCTCCAGTTGAAAAAGCACAATTTAGAACAATCCAAGACCCTGCAAAGCCTAAAACAATGGCAGAAAGAAAGGCAGAATTAACTAACCTTAAAAAATAAGAAAAAATGGCAGTAATTAGCTCAAGTGATTTAACATTTAACGGACAAGAAATTAGAGAAATTTCTGAAGCGTTATTTACAGGTGCATTCGCAAAACCTGATATTGCACAATTCCACGACATCGTTGAGGGAATCGTTGCTAAAAAACAAATCGTTATCCTAGGACGTATCAATGGTCTTTTAGGGAAAGGTACAAACGCATGTTCTGAGTCAGACGCGACAAACACAGTTACAAATACTGAGAAGTTTTGGAATCCTGCGTACGTTTCTGACAGACTTCCATTTTGTTGGACTGAATTAAAAAGTACTTTCTTTGTTTGGGGACTTAAAAAAGGAATTGCAAAAGGCGATTTAACTTCTACTGATTTATTGATTTACTTAGAAGAATTAGTAAAAGATGCTATCGTTGAAACAGTATATCGTTTAGCGTACTTTGGAGATACTGCAGCGGCTAATTACAATAGTTCTCCTGCTGGTGTAATCACAAATGGAACTGACCTAGCATACTTCGATAAAATCGATGGTATTTGGAAACAATTATTCGCAATCGTTTCAGCTACTGCTGCACGTAAAACTGCAGGTTTAGCAACTAAAAATGCTGCTGCTTCATTTGCATTACAAGCGTTTGATTCTACGGATACTACTAACAAAGTAGCTACGACAACTTTACAAAATATGCGTTACGGTGCTGACATGCGTTTACGTTCAGCTACTGACTTAATCTATGTTGTTACTCAATCAGTTTATGACCAATACGAAAGAGAATTAATCAATTCTAATGTAGCTTATACAACTGAGCGTTTAGAGAATGGAATGTTAGTATTAAAAGCTGGTGGTATCGAAGTAGTTGCTTTCCAATTGTGGGATAGAATGATCACTACATACTTCTCAAATGGTACTAAATACTATTTACCTCACAGAGCAATTTTAACAACTAAAACTAACTTAAAAGTTGGTGTTGAAGAAGTTGGTTCATTAGGGGAAACTGATGTATGGTACGATAAAACTTTGAATAAAACATATTTGAAGTTTGCATACGGAATTGATGCGGTTGTAGCTCAAGACGAACTAGTTCAATTAGCTTACTAAATAACTAAGGGGAGCTTAAAAACTCCCTTTTTTTTACTCACATTAAAAAACTAAAAATATGGCTACAGTATGCGGACAAATCGCAAGTAACATTTTAAAGTCATGTACTAAGCCCTTACAAGGCGGTACAAAAGATAGGGCTTTGATTATTAATTTTGAAGATATTGAATCAATCGTTTACAATGGTACAAACGTTTCTACCGTTGAAGATATTGTTTTAAAAGCAAGTAAATTAGCTTACCAAATCGATGGTAAAAACAATTCTATTGCTCCAAAAGCAATGCTTGTAAAACAAGGCTATGAAAATATGTTTGACCATTCAGTCCAATTGAAAGGTTTTGATATTTCACCAGAAGTTAAAGAACATTTCAACGCTGGTAAAGATGGTCGTTACGTTGTTATCGTTGAAAATTACTTCAAAGGTACAGCAGGTAATTCAGCATTTGAGGTTTACGGATTGACTTCAGGACTTGAATTAACAGCATTGGAACGTGACCCAAACAATGCAGATACACAAGGTGCGTTTGATTTCACATTCTCTACAGTGTTAAATAAAGAGCCTAAATTACCAAACAATTTGTTTATTACTTCATATGCTTTATCAAAAGCTGTAGTTGACGGCTTATTGACATAGTGTAATTCAAAAATAATATTATTTTTAGGGTGTGAATTAATCGCACCCTTTTTTTATGACTGAAAAAATACAAGAAGTTTTAAGCTACGAAAAAACTAAACAAGTTTGGAGGTCAAATCCAAACAGTATAGAATGGATTGAAGCGAATAAATTAAACTTTTTGTTATTTGGAATAAGTCTAAATAAAAGTGCAAAATGCGAATGTATAGAAGATCTATTTTTTGCATTAAAACGAGATAACATAATCAATAAAATAACAGAAAAAATGGAAAAGGAATTTTTTTTAAAAAAAGGTGTATTAGTACAGTCTTTTAATCACGATGCAATTTCAGAACATTCAACAGATGCGGAATGTTTAAACGCGTTGAATGCAAATCCTGGTATTATTAAGTTTTTCGACAAAGTTCCTGACTGGTTCAAAGATGGTAAAAAAAAGAAACCAACAGTTAAAAAAGTAGTTGCACCTAAATAATGGCAAAACTAAAATCTACAGCTCGAAAGGTTGAGCAACGGATAACAAGCAAGGAAAACCCCGCGTTTTACGTGCAGAAATACGATTTTGATAACATTTATCCTCAGAGGGTAATTGATATCATTAACGACTCTGGAACGGCTAGGACTTGCTTAAAATTACAGCGTAAATTTGTTTTCGGAGGTGGATTAAAAGATACTACATTTTACAAAAATAAGGTAAACGCGAAACAAACAGTTGATAAATTTACGCGTGTTGTTATCGATTACTTTACTTCACATGGTGGTGTAGCTGTTCACGTTAATTATAACGGATTAATTCAAAAACGTTCTTTATCTATTATTCCTTTTGAATATTGTAGATTGATTTCAGAAGGTAATGAAAACTACGGTAAAATTGCTGTATATGAAGATTGGGGACATGTAAAGAAAAAAAAGTTTTCACCTACGGATATTGTTTACATAAATAAATACGATCCTTCAAATGTTGCTCAAGAAGTAGAAGAATGTGGGGGGTGGGAAAATTATAAAGGTCAAGTATTTTACTATAATGGTCAATTAGACGATTATAACCTTTGTCCTTTTGACCCCGTTTTGGAAGACATGCTTACCGAAGCACAAGTAAAAAAATTCAAACATTCAACAGCTACGGATAATTTTTTAGCTAGTCATTTATTGATTACGGGTAAAACTGAATCAGATGAGGAAGCGAATGAATTTGACGAGAATTTAAAAGGCTTTCAAGGTGGTGATGGTGCTGGGCGTATAATGGTTTTGGAACGTGAAAGTAATGAAGAATCAATCGAACTAAAAAAGATTGAGATTCAGGATTACGACGGGCTTTACGAGTACACGGAAAATAGTTCTAGGGATTCAATCATTAAAATGTTTTTGATACCACCAGTGCTTTTATTACGCGTTGCTGGGTCGTTAGGAACTTCAAAAGAAATTAGCGATGCATTTGACTATTACAATGGTGTTACTTCTGATGATAGACTTATCATTGAGGAAATTTTAACTGAATTATTTAGTAACTATCATTACGACATTTGTCCTTCAAAAGATTTTAGTATTTTACCACTTAAATACTCGAAACCTATTGACACTGCTTATGCTGAATTTTTCACGGAAGACGAAATAAGAATTTCATTAGGTTACGAACCAAGAAAAATAGTATAATGGCATTACTTATAACACTAGCAAACATACAAGCTGTTAAATCGATTTCATTAAATGTAAATGAATCAAAACAATTGACTCCATACATTCAAGAGGCGCAAAATTTTGATTTACGAGAATTGTTAGGAGATGAATTTTACCTTGCTTTATTAGCTGATTTTGTAGCTAGTCCTTCGCTTGTAGATTATAGCTTCATATTTAACGGTGGAAGTTACGTACATGGTAACGATACCTATTACATGGATGGAATAAAACAATACTTAATATATTGCACGTACGCGCGTTATTTATCGAATTCAAACGTTATATCAACAGCAACGGGATTAGTTCATAAAACAAACCAATATAGCGAAAGAGTTAATGAAACAACCATTTCTAGGTTAGTATCACAATCACGAAGCGGTGCAACGTTTATTGAAAATAATATTAAGGATTATTTATGTAGAAATTCTGCAGATTATCCTTTATACAAAAAAGTTAGAGAAAAATCAACAGGTTTTAAAATTAGAAATATAGGCTCATGAATAGCGAAAATATTATATTAAGAAACGCGACACATTCCCCACTAACAACAAAGGGGGACTTTTTAACTATTGTAGATTTTGATGATAATAATATCAATATTTACGAAGATTTTAATAGCCTTGCTAGCTCTGGGGAAATTGCAGATTTCGACGTCTCGGTTGTTTACGACGAGATATTAGAAAAATATGTTACATATAATGGTAGAACATTTATGTACATTAATGCTAGTGCAACAATGGGTAATTTACCAACTGATACTAGTTATTGGATAGAAATATTCCCTACCTATTTAGCGCACCAAAAAAATAGGGATACTATTTTAGATGAAGGCGGTGCAGATGAAGTTTCAGCAACTGAAATAAGAGCTTTTATTGATGGTGGTTTAACAACTACTACAAACTTATCAATTTCTGGACATACAACCGACTCATTAAACATAAATAGCTCAACGGGTACGGATGTAACTTTAAACGCAGCTACAAGAACGGCAAGCGGTTTATTAAGCGCTTCAAATAAAATTAAACTAGATAACTTAGATGGTGTAAATACTGGAGATCAAACTTTGGTATCTTTAAATGCGGAAGATTTAGATAATAAAGTAAATGACTTTACAACAATTAACAGCGTTCTATACCCAACAACTGAAGCTGTAGATGCGTATTTAACAACTCAAGTCCCTCCGCTAGTTTCATCTGCTTTGACGGGTGTAGAAATTCAAACTAATAAAAGTGATAGTTATACTGTAAGCTCAACAATAACGTATGCAAGCACGAAAGCGGTTGTGGATGGATTAGCAACTAAACAAGCGTCGTTAGGATTTACAGCGGAAAACGTATCTAATAAAGATATAGATGTTGCACTTACTGCAAATAGTGATACAAAATATCCATCGCAAAAAGCGGTTAAAACTTATGTAGACAATATTACGCCTGGTTTAAGGTCTATTATGAACTTATATTATA